TTATTTCTTTTTCGTGATGCCATGAACTGTCTTTAGACTAGCGAAAGCAATTAAACAATAAGCTAAAAGCTCTGTGCCCTCTTCAGCGATGTTTTTAACCACGCGAACATAATCATCGCCCATAACATTGTGCCAAAAGCTGCTCATACCGAATAGGCGAGAGAACACCAACAATAGCATCACGCCAGTAACCAGAAGGTTCATGTGTGGAGAGGCAAGAATAAGCGCAAGCTGATCAATAGTGCGCTTACCATTCTTGATTGCGTAAAAAATGGCACTGCCTGCAATCAATAGAGCAGGGACAACCCATGCTCCGTGCTCTATTTTGTCGAACCAAAAATCCATTTCACGAATAAACATCACCGCGAAGAATGCGCTGATGAGCAGAGCCGCATGTTTAACTTCACGCTTCTCTCTTGCTAGGTAAGCAAAAGACCCAGACGCTACGACAAGCAGAATCTGTTGAAGCATCTCAGTTACTGAGATCTCACCAACATTGCCATTTAGCAATACAAAATCAATTCGAAGTGCAAGGTTTGCGACGATGCTGATCGCCAATACGACTAACGCTGTCTGGCATCGTTTATAGATCACTTGGGAAGTTGATTGCGACAGCGTGAACTCTGGGAGCTCAAGTGACATATGAGTTTGTTCTTTGGTTTTAGATTGGCTTTTCATATCAATACGGCTTGTAATATTTTGTAACAGGCTGGCATTCTATCGTTTCGAGTGTCTCCACAATGTCATGGAAATGTCAGTAATAAAACACTGTTCAATTGGTGTGTGTACGGTAAACCGCTGCCTTGAGGCAGGCAGTTTACGTAACGTACTAGAATTTTTGGGGCGGGGTCTTACAGCGGTGAGGTTAGAAACTCGCAGTCGAAGTGATTACTTTTCAGCTTCTTGCTCGTGGTTATTGCGGTAGTACTCCCACTGTTCAATACGCTCACCGTCATCGAATACACAGTAAGTGGTACGTTGATTGTTTTCAGTCACCGTATCTAATTCGCCATCTTGTTGAACACAATAAACCGCAGCTGGGTTAGCGACTGAAACACGTTGGCCTTCGCTATATTCTGGATAGTCGTTTGCACAACCGCCTAATACAACGGCAAATACAGCCATCAAACCAATTTTCTTCATGTTTATCTCCTACGTGATAACTCTATAATCGAATGCGTTAAGTTCTACAGAACCAAATGAGAAGCTCTATGAAATTAGTATATTTTAGATTTCAGAAAAGGTTGTCCTAATTTGGTCAAGATATTGAAATAGGTTGATATTTCTTCATGTTTAGCTGCTTTTTGGGTGTTAGATCAAGCTAAGAGAGGCCCCGGTATTGCGAGATTAGTACACGGACAGCTGAGGATTTTGAAGCGGAACTGACTCTTTCAAGACAATGCATAAACTGGGTTAAAGAGTGTGGTGTTTGATGTTGTGTCACTTGTTCTTAGCCTCGAATCTATTTTCTATTATGATATGATGCCGCCCAAATTCAGTTGAGCAGTCAGAATAATGAGACATCTAAAAACCACAATTCACCCTGATATCGATCACCTAGACAATAAAACCGTATACAAGCGTAACGCTGCCCGTGCAATTGTCTTAGATGGTGAAAACATTCTGATGCTGTACACCGAGCGCTATCACGATTACACCATTCCTGGTGGTGGTTTGGATGAAGGTGAAGATGTGATTGCTGGTATGGTTCGTGAACTCGAAGAAGAAACCGGTGCAAAAAACATTCATAGCATCAAGCCGTTCGGCATTTTTGAAGAGTTTCGTCCTTGGTATAAAGACGACGCAGATATGATGCATATGATCTCTTACTGCTACTCATGCAAGATCGATCGTGAGCTTGGTGAAACGGCTTACGAAGATTATGAAGTGAAAAATGGGATGAAACCGGTTTGGATTAACATTCATGACGCAATTGCTCATAACGAGAAGACTATGGCAGAGAGCCCTAAAAAGGGCATGAGCATTGAGCGGGAAACGTTTCTGCTGCATTTAGTAGCGAAGGAAATGCTATAGGCTAAAAACGTTTGGTAGCCCTTTTCAACGCTAAATAACATTCTCTGTCGCCACTTTGTCGCCACTTTTTGGCGGCAAAGAATTCAGAGGATTAAAGTGAATAGCATCGCTCAGATGGCTCGGTGCAAAGTGAGAATAACGCATCGTCATTGAAATATCGGTGTGACCTAAAATGTTCTGCAATACCAAAATATTCCCTCCATTCATCATAAAATGACTTGCAAAGGTATGGCGTAAAACATGCGTTCCTTGCCCTTTGGGTAAATTAGGCAATGCTCGAGTAAGCCATTTATAGACAGTGCTATATGCACAGCTAAATAAACGGCCTGATGTGTCTTTGTGAATCAGTTGATAAAGCTCTTCTGATATAGGCACTGTTCTATTTCGTTTTCCCTTGGTGTTGATGTAGGTCACTTTGAATTTAGAGAGTTGAGCTCCTTTTATCTCGATAGCTTCTCGAATCCTCGCCCCTGTTGCTAGGCACAGTTTTATTATGGCAGTGAGCTCTTCACTCATTGGGCTACTTTTTACTTCATCAAGTAGGTGATTGATCTGCTCGACGGTTAGAAACGCTAATTCCGGCTCTGAAGTTTTAAGTTTTCGGAGATCAGCAATTGGGTTTAGGCCTTTCCACTCCTTTAGGCGAATAAGTTCGCTAAACATACTTTTAAGCCAGATAAGGTCATGGTTATGTGTGGCAATAGAGATAGGTTGATTTGTTGCGAGTTTATCTTTGTTACGACCTTTATAGATGCGTTTTGCGCGGTAATGAGCAAGCATTCGTTCATTCAGCTGATTCGCGATAGGGTCATTTAAAGCTTCGCATACGATTTCCATTCTTCGCTTCGCCCTAAGCCCTGATTTGGTGTTTACACCATGTAGTTGGTACCAAAGCTCAATAAGTTGAGACAGCCTTCGGTGATCTGGTTTGCCTCCCATCCAGGGCTTATCGTCAATCTCCTTCATCGTGTGAAGCTCAAAGGCTTTAGCTTCGCCTTTGGTAGCAAACTTCTTACGAACACGCTTTCCCGCTCGCCCATTTGGGTAACATTCGCAGATCCAAGGTTTGGTAGAGCCATCTTTTAAATTGCGGATAGACATAATAAAGCCTAAAATAACTGTATATAAAAACAGTATAAGTCGAGCTAAAACGGAGAACAATGTTTTATATCGGACAAAAAGCACAGGTTAGATACCTTTCTCAAAGTGCTAAGAGAGCTAATAGGTTTTTGCTATGTACCAATCAATTCATGTGACTGCTGGTTATAGTCACTTCAAAATCAACAGTGATGGTCCAATTGGGGTAAGTAAGAAGAACCAAGGGGTGATTGATGCGCTATTGAAGCTAGGCAATCGCTTTACGGCGCCATTTGGTGGGTTTATAGAAGCAGAGAACGTAGTGGGTTTGAAATGGGTGAAACTGGTCGATATTAAGTATCTGTGCACCGATGAGGAAGCCGAAACCATCGAATACGTGATACAAAAAGACCACTATGTAGTGGGGACGTATCAAGACCGGAAGTTGTATATTTTATTGTTTGGTGGAGAACCAAAGCACCATCAGATAAAAGGCCTTGAACAAGATGGGAAAAACAATGTATTCGGATTGTTTTAATACTAATGAGATAGTTTATAAAACGTAAGATATACGTCACATTGTGCATATGGTTTTAAACTGAGAATCTTATAATTTTGGTAGAGTGTTATCATTCAAATCAATCGGTTGCATAATCTATGATCACCTGCACTTATAGAGAAAATGGTAGTAAATGTACAACAGAGGATTACGAAGCCAATCCTGAAAAGTACCGAGGCCTGATCGACTGCACTGTTTGTGGTAAGAAAGCTTGGTTTGTTAAAGGTTACTCAACAACCAAAGTTAATCGAATGGCTTGCTTTGGTGCTAAGCATGAAGATGGGTGTGATGCGTCAACGGTGTTATTTAGTAGTGACGATGTTGATGAAGACAAAGACGGTGATGGTGAAACAACCGCCGATTTAAAAGTCGATTTGGATAAAACCGGTGCTAACTCTCTTTATGTTTCCAAAGACAATGGCTTACATGGTGACGAAGAATCAACACGCGTAAGCAGTAAGCAATCCAAAGGCTTGGGTAATGGTAGTGGTTTCCCTTTAAATAAATCACTAAGAGCTCTACTAACTAACCTTTGCCGAAACCCTAATTATGCGGATAAAGGGCAAACCATCAAAATCGTTACAGATGGCGGTAGAGCTGTTATCGAAGGAGTGCTGTCTGACTTCTTGGTGCCAATATCTTCAGTAAGTCGCGAGCATATTGGTAAGGAGTTCATCTTCTGGGGAACGATTAACAACTTAAACGTCGATAAGAATGGAACGTTGTGGCTGAATTACGGCGATTATAGGAAGGAGCCGAGTGTCAGTCTTTCATCTTCATTAAAAGAACAGTTGTTAAAGAACTTCAAATTGACTGAAGTTTCAGAGTTGGATGGTTCAGACGTTATTATTGTTGGGCATGTAGGATTCTCTGCTAATGGTAAAGCGATTATTAGTACTGGTTTTACCAAGTACCTGTCGTTTAGAAAAATGAATGTTACAGCGATAGAAGAGCCGGTATCTTAGTAACAATAAAGCCCCTAACTGGGGCTTTAATTATCTAACACGGGCTTTATAGTTTTCAGGGACTAAATCAAAATGATCTTCGACGGGCCCATTTAAAGGGTAAAACTTTGCTTTGCCAGTCTTTTTGTTTAGGTCGTAAACACGGTATACCCAATATTGACTCCCAAGTTCGCGAGAAACTTCAACTTCATTTTTAGATATGAAAAAAGCAGTTCCTATCGTTTTCTCAGTTGTTTTAACTTCAATAAACTTCTCAGTACCATTCTCGTAAAATGATTTCACGTCGTAACCTGCGTAATCATCTTTCTTAGCAACATGCTCAATTTTATCGGCAAGGTCGGCTAGCCCTATACTTATGAGATATTGCCTTTCATGTGCAATAACGAGTTCTTCTCCAGCTAGTCCAAGATTGCGATTTTTCTCATCAATATCAGCCCAGTTGTTAGCTTTATTCGTTGTGTTCCTGGTCCCTTTTTTTTGCGACTTCTTTCTAGTAGAGGGCTTTGGAGCTTCCGTTTCGGTTAGAACAACGTCTGAAATGTCTATTTTTTCATTGGCTTCCAATTCTTCATGCGAAGTCCATGAATATAACTCAGCTAAAGAGCTACTCGCAGGGTGTTGATGATCAAGGACCTGATAAATTACTTCAACAGGGACCTTTTTACTGTCTACGGGATAACTGTAGTCAATGCAACTTAGCTGACCGACGTAGACAAAAGGTTGCGTTTTACTTTTAATTTTTTGATGAACGCGAGCGAAAAGAACCACCGGCTCTTTGTTAATGATCATCTCCATATGAGGAGTTGATGGAGTGTTGGCGTTTTGTGATTCCCAATGAAACTGCTTACCACCTAATACAAATGAATCTTTGTATTTATGCGCGTCTTCCTTGTCTTCTTTATTCAGAGTAACGAATAGAACAACACAGTTTTTGAATCGAGTAATACCCGTTATATCGCGCACTTGCTTTGGAGCTACTGCACCTGAAAGTTCGAACGCTTCCAATTTAGAATAGGTATTACCAATAGAGAGGTTAGTGAAATCAAAAAACTCACTTTCCCTTTTAATCTTGCTTGTAATCTGAAAACCAAGATTTTCCAAGGCAACAAAACATGGTGTATCTAAACCTGCAGAAAAATGTGTTGAAAGAACTTGAGTGTTGAGAAGCTTACTCATGGCAAGACCAAATATTGCTTTTGGTGGGTAGGGTTTTCCTTCAACAATCAAATCGTAGGTAGTTGAATGCGAGTAACTAGTTACTTCTTGGCCCAAAGAAATAAACTCACTTACAGCGTCAAGAATGTGATTTCTTGTTAAGCCTTTAGCCAGGATATGTAGCTTAGTAATTCTGCCGCTTTTATCTAATTCAATATTGTTCAATTTTTCATTTCCGTAAACTACTCAAGATACCTTCTTTTCTCAGCAGCATATGGTGAGTTAGAGGGAGTGGTAAGACGTTGACTCTTATATGCATACTAATCAGCTAGCTTGGTAACTCATCTAAGCTTCTATGCCGCAACATAGGCTTATCTTTTGTGTACATTACAGTGCATAGAGTGAACTGGCGGCCATACATGCATTCGTATTCAATCTCGATGTTGTATTCGTATACCAGAGTTGAAATTTGTGCCACAGCTTCTTGATCATCAGATTTGATCCCAATTTCCAAATAAGTATGTTGAACATTTGAAGGAACGCTAAAATTATCGCGAAACCGACAGGTATAGATTTGTTCTAGTACCAACTTTTCTGAAAACTCAGATCGAAGATCGACTAACTCATAGTCATCTGTTCCAGTTACACCTTTATATACTTTATGAGATTTGATGATAGCGGGGCCAAGTCCATTGTTATGAAGAGTTAATGTAAACCTCACATCACTACCAAAATGTGAGTGTGACTCAAATAAATCTAAATGAGGTTGCACTGAAATTCTATCGTGTCTACGTTGTCTGAGGCCTTGATAAATGGTAAAGAAGAGAGCTATTAAGGCGATCGAAATAGTACAAATCTCAGAGATAGTAAGAAAGTTGTTAGAAGGTGAAATGTCCATATGAAACCTTTCGGAAATTATAGATTAAGGCCTCAATTTGAGGCCTTAATCTATAGCTTTAACTGGCTAGTAGTGAAGATAGCCGCCGTATTACAAAACCCTTGAACTACGGATAAGAAATTATTCATCACTTGGACGTCGGTGCCATCCGTACACAAAATTAGGTACCGATAGTTTGGGCACTGCTCCCATTTATGGAAACGACCTAACCGTTCGGAAATCGCGATTGAACCGCACCACTTTTGCATTACTTCCGCTTTGAGTGGCTTGTATGCAATCTTTCTGAGTGGTTTAGTTCGCCCTTTAGTGGTTTCCGTCAGCCTTTGTATCCTATTTTCATCAGGGTTCTCTGCTTTATATATTTCGAGGTCTTCTTTTTTTAGTCGCTCTAATTCTCTCTCACAAACTAAAAATTGGTCCTTGAAGTCACTGGCTTCAATGATTGTAACTATCTTCTCACCAAAGTGAATGTAATCGGCTCTACTCATCATATTTGCCTTGAACCCAAGGCGAACTCCTAAGCCTTCATCGTTATCTAGTGCATAAGCCTCAGCTTCGGCTTGTTCGATAGCGGCCAAACCTCTTCTAGCATCCCCTTTTTTATGGGCAATAGGCTCTAAAAACTGGTCTAGTTCTATGTCCAATTACGCGCCCTCCATATATAGCTTTAGGAATGGTGAACTTAACTCTAGAAGCGCTTCTTTGGTTTGTTCAATAGGACACTCGCTATCAAACTCAAGTGAAGTACCATCAGTATCTAAGTAGTTAATTGACAAAAGTTCTTTAACTTTTTCTTCGCCTTCGTCTTCTTTTATTTTTGAAAAGGCGACTTCAATGTATTTTAGTATTTCAGTACTGTGAGTAGTGATGATTACATTAACGCCTGCTTTTGAAAGAGCAACAAGAGATTGAATCATTAGAACTTGCCAGTCTGGGTGTAAGTTTGTCTCCGGTTCGTCAATAAAAACGTAACTTCCTTTTTTTATGACATTGTTTTTGATAAGTGCATTCACCATGCCTAAATTTGTCATACCAAAAGAAACAAGATTTTTTGAAATAGATTTGTTTATGGAGTTATCTTGAAATGAAATTTCACCATGTTTAAATTCAAACTCACCACCAATTTCCATTTTTATGGATTCGTATATTTCTAGTAATTCAGAGTTGAATGTGTTTTTAGCACGTAGTTCAGTATCTAAATCAAAAAAATATTTTGGCGCACCAGTCAGGAATTCGTTACCAGATTTCAATTTTGCATTAACCAATGCATCTCGCACTCTCCAGTATGCTGGAGATTCAAAAAAAATTGAGCTTGATTTCTTCCTAAATAGTTCAATGGCCTGGCTGTTAGAATTGATATGTGCTGAGACCTTATTGTCTTTGATTGAAACATCAAATAGGCCTTCACAATTAAAGGTTATCGCATCTTTTCGGTTTGTTATTTCTGAAAGACTTTGTATCTGGAAATTATTTAAAATTTCACGTTCCAAAGAGTCTTCAATTACGCAAGAAAAAGCGATTTCATTATTACTACTCGTAGCTAACAAGAGCATTAAAATATTATTTAACCCAAGGATCCGCAATCTAATCATTCTTAGGTGCTTTTCGTCTAGAGGGCTGCTTGCCACTATAGTATTGAGCTTTTGATATACTGGATGGAGATCAACAGTGTTATCAAAAGGTTCTTCGCTAAGCTCTGCGCTAGTAGACTCAATCAACTGGATGACAATGCGATGAATCTTTTCTAGCCCTTTCTCTTCATCTTCCTTAGGTGTAGAGTCCGATATTTCAATTATTTTGTCATAAAGTTCAATATTGTTTAAATACTCTTGAAGAACCAGTTGTTTAACTTCAAGTACTATTTCATTGTCACCAAAGTGCTTGAAATTTTCTTCTATTCCAGAAATACATGTATTAATAGCATACATAGCGTTTTCTTTAGTTGATTCTAATGACGATGAATCTTCAATCATTTTAAATAACGAATAAGCAACTTTTGTAAAGAAGCTCTTACCTGTGCCATTTGGTCCTGTAATAACAGTAAGAGGGCTGATATTAATCTCAGCATCTTCAATTTTACCTAGACCTTGTACTTGGAATTTCAATGTCATTGTTCTTTTACCTTTCTAGTTCATCACTTCTAAAGCAATAAAACTTTAATCACTTAATATCAAACGGTGCGAAGTGTGACGACATCACTTCTTCTCCATCACCAAAGCAACTCTACCCACAACTCTCACCTCATCTTCTTCGACTGTTAATGTCGAACCGTTAAAGCTGATCGCTAGTTTCTTACCAGGTAGGCGCTGAATATCGTTGAGCGAGAGTAGGCCGTCCATATCTACTAAGTACGTTCCACTTACTGCTTGGTGAACTTCTTTATCGACAATGAATGTAGTCCCATCGTGCTCGATGCCCATTACATTCAGAACCCCAAGTTTGTCTAGGTAGCTTTTATCAAAAGCTAGCGTTTCATTGCCAACAAGCTTGCCGTTTGAAAGTGAAAAAAGATCAACATCGAAGAGTCTTTTTACTTCGTTTTTTTTAGATGTATGGGTTTTCTTATCATCAAACGGTTCACCTTCTCCCAAGGCTAGATATTTGATAGAAGCTCCAGTCCTCAAATGAAGTCTCACAATCACTTCGTAAGGGGTTAACCCTCTTTGGTGCCAAGTCGAGATCGTGCCTTTTGACACACCTAAGCACTCACCAAGCGACTTGAAGTCACTTGTTTTTGTGACGAGCTTCATCCTTTCTGTTACATCCCTACCACCAATGTACTCAAAAGAGGGTATTTGTTCTTGATATTCACTCATAAAAAGTCTACATTTTCACTCAACGGTTAACCGCGAGGTGCAACTCGCTAGTCCGGTACAACACATTCAATAACATAACAGGATATCACTATGCTCTCATATCAAGTAGTCCTAAATACGCCTTTCATGACGTATGACCAATACTCTCAGTTCTCTGGAATGCCTAAGCGCACCATCATGGATTGGGTAGCCGATGGTCGCTTACCTATTAAAACTAAAGCAAAAGGTAAAGAAACCCCTCTCATCAACATGATCGCCTTAGTTGAAATGGCGACTCGTGAAGCTATGGAAAAGTTGGGGTAGACCGTCATGCGTTTATCTTCCCTAATTCCAACCAAAGAGTATTGCCCGTTGTGGCTCAATGTTCTTGGTTGGGGCTTCGTTTTCGTCCCGTTTGTCTTCAATTGAGTATTGGTTATGAACGAAATTGACTCAATGTGCGAATTCCGTGGCTCTAAACAAAAGGCATTTAACGAAGCGTGTTGTGCATTTGCGAACTCGGAGAACATGACCAAGTTAGCAAAGGCCGTGGATATGAATGCCACTATGCTGCGTAACAAGCTTAACCCAGAGCAGCCGCACATCCTTACCAGTGTAGAACTTGTGATGATCACCAAGGTGAGTGGCAACTTCACCATTCTTAATAGCCTTTTGCTTGGCCTCGGTGTGGTGACCGCACAAGTCCCCAATGATGCGAGTGAAGAAACCTTCATTAAGCGCGCATTAGAGAACGCGATGCACTCTGGTGACCTGTCTCGTATGGCTTTAGAGCATGCAGGACAAGATCGCCTTAGCCGCACTAACAAACACGTCATTATCCAAAAGGCACAAGCGGGTATTAGCAACCTTGTGCTTCTTATCAACGATATAGAAAGCCGCACAAAAGGCGTTTCCCCATTCTTAGCTATGAGTGTGGATTTGGTCGCCAATGGTTCGGCTATTCCCGGCTTAAGTTAGAGGAAAATAGTATGTCAGTTGCAACAGTCGAACATTCAAACCTAGATGTCCCACCGCTAGAAAATCCTTGCCCTGATTTGCCTTGTTGGTCTTTGAACCGTGAGCAAAAAGAACGTGGCCTTTCTGCATTACAACGTACGCGAAGAGAACTTGGCGAGCGCCAACTAAAGCCACTTCGCTCAAAGCGTGAAGAGTTACAAGCTCAGTTTTCCAAGAGTGATTGCCGCGCTGAACAAATGCGCCTTTCACGGGAAATTAACCGAATTGATGCCAACGCACAGGATGTACTTTCGCGCTGGTCATAAGCCAGTTACACCCAAACAAACCTAGCCACTAGGCGTATGCCTACACCCTTTATCCCTCTTTGATTTAAAGAGGGAGGGTTTTTTATATCCAAAATTTGAGGAATTGATGATGAGTAACATTGAAGAACACTTATTTAGTCAGTCTTTTAACCAAATCGCAGAGCGTTTTAATTCAAGCAATCAAGAGCAGCAACACCAAGTTCTTATCCAGCTCGATGCTATCGCGAAGAAGCAAGAGCCTATCGCTACCCACCGCCCACAAGAAGACGTGTTGGCCGATATCAAAGAAGCAATGGAAAGTGATCGAGCTCGGGTGTTCTTTGGCTATTCATTTCCAAGCTGGTACCGCAACGGTTCGATTGAACAAGTTTCACAGCTTCACCATTGGGCGAACTTAGATATGAGTAACCGCCACCTGTTTCTTGAAATGCTTGGCCTCCGTGACTTAGGCCACTTTGATGATGAAGCGTTATATCAATTCGAGCAGTTCTGTTTATCGGCAGTGGGGGCGTGAGCATGAAATTACATGAAGTAAAAACCCAATCAGAGTTTTTTAACGAAGTTCGTTTAGGTCGTAAAACGGCTGAAATTCGAGTTAATGATCGTAACTATCAAGCCAACGATGTGCTGATACAGCATGAAGTAGACAGCGAAGGCCATAAAACGGGGGCTTCCCTGGTTCATGAAATTACGCACGTACTGCAAGGCGGTAAGTTTGGTTTAAGCAAAGAGGTATGCGTTCTTTCTCTTTCAAATTCATCTCACTTAAACAGTGTGATTTTGTTGGGGCATTTACGAGATCGTTTAGTTGAAGCTGCCGACTGCATGGAAGCGGGCATTGATGTGGTTCGAGAGGCTGGACTCACAACCGCAGACCTAAAAAGGCAGATTCAAGACTCACGTTATTTTGCTACAGAGGCAACGACTCTACTTAAAAAGTTAGGGGAGGAGGCAGCATGAGCACTATCTCTGTTTATCAGAAAGACTTGAACCACGCGTTGCGTTCAGAAGGGTTTACTACTCGCAAGATTGAACAGTTCATGCGTGTTTTCAATATCACAGAAACTAGCCAAGGCGATGTGCTGAGCTTGGATTCTACACGAGCATTACTTGTGAATGTTAACGGTACTGAACAAGGACTCTGCTTGGAAGATTTCATTACCGCTTGGTGGGTGTTTTGGATTGTGGTTTACAACACTGCTTCTGACCGAGATATCGCAAATCAAGCTTTAGGTGCCGTTCGTGCGCTGTTCTTTGTGTCGGCTTGTAATAAGTCCACTTCTCAAACTACTCAAATGCAAATGTGGTGGCGTGATATGGCCGATGAGCATGGCTACCCAACAGTGGAGGCTTGCTGATGTTGAGTTATGTAGCAGTTGCCCTAAATAGCGGTGGCGGCGTTGTTCGCCATGATGAAACCAACGAAGTGAAGAACGTGTTGCTGGGTGAGTTTGACTCACCAGAGCCTGCGATTGATACGGCTTGCGAACTGTTCAACTGCCAACACGTTTTGAACGGGGTGATTATCAAAGGTAATCACACAGGTGGCCACATGGTTATGGATACACAGGAGCTAGCTGCGTTATGAGTAAACTCAATTCGTATATAAAAAAGTACGTTAAAAAGCAACTGGAAGACGGAGATATTACTTCTTTTAGTGCAATGAAAGAGGTCTTAAAAGAAGCAATAAAAACTGAGCGAAATATGGCAAGAAAAGTTGCGTTACTTTTTCCTAAACATAGCTCGGATATCAAGTAGCTTTTGTTCGTAACCTGGCTCGTTTTCAGGATACAGCTCGTAGAACTCTTCTTCAGGAATAATAAAAATGCAATCAAAACCGTCAACTGCTCCTGAGGCTTTGTTAATACAAATGAGCCCGTGTTCTTCTAAGAAATTAGTAATGCTTAGAAATTCGTTTAGGCCACTTGCTGTAATCGTGCGATATGGGCGGGCAGGGCTTAAATATTTTTTGGGATCTATCGGAGGAAGAATTGCAATAGACATTTCTTTACCAGTGAATTCGTCTGAGTTGCCATTTATGAATTCAAGTAAAAATCCGTCGAAGTAATTGAGTTTAAATGAGTCGTTTAGAAGTTCAGTTTTCATTGGTTTTCCTAGTTGGATTTATATGCCAACTAGACCATATCTAAAAAGAATATTCCACTAAGGATATATGTTGAGTACATCAACTTACGCATCGAAGAAAAACAGGCGCTCACTGCAGAAGGTTCAAACCTCTGGTGAGCGCCTTATTTCGTGGTATCAGGATGTTGATATCAGCAGCATTGAATTTAATGAACAGCAACAAGAGCGATCACATGAAGCTTTCCTTGAATGGGTTGGCGGTGATCAGACTGTTACTCCAATCCCTAATGACATCGTTTTGTCTTCACGCTCCATGCTCGAGCGTGAGCCTGAAAACCTTTCTGTTGTTGAACGCAAGTTATATGAAGTAAACCCTGCAGACAAAGACTGGCTTTCTGGACACTTTTCTGGCCTTCCCCATTACCTGACTAAGTATTTCGCCAATCGCTATGTTTCGATTTTTAAGAAGCAAGGCCGCTTTGCCGCAAACACTTTTATTCGTGAAAAAATGGTACCTGCGCATAGGCGTGTTCTGTTGGTGCTAGAGCAATACAAGCAACTTCCTACTACTTCTAAGGTTTCTTTGCTAAGTGATGCTGTCGATGACGAAAGCAGCCCTCAGCAAAACAACTTTAAGCAAGAGAACCAACAAGCCAGTTTCGATTTTGAACAGGCCGAGAAAAATCATAAACCTGTTAGAAGCAAAATCATTGCCGAGCTAGTTGAAGATGAACTTCGAGAGATGGCATTTAAAATCGTGTCTATCTTGATTCGTTATCAAACGGTACTGACTCAAACGATTGAGTGTGAAACCGAGAACGGTGAGAACATCGCGGCATTAATGGTTTACAAGCAGTGCGTTTCTTTGGTGCGTAGCTTTGGGGTAAAAACGCCAAGCGATGACAAGAAGATTACGCCTGAAAATATCATGTCGTTTATTTCTAAGTTGAGTTGTGAAAAGTGGTGGTTCAGACGCTTAAAGCGCATTCGCAAAATTATGCGTGAGCACTTAGCTATTGCTATGGGGCAAGTGTCGGCGAAGGCGTCACCTTATGCTTCATGGGATTGCATTCAAGAACATAAAGTTCAGCAAAAGAAGAACTGGGATTTCATTCAGGGCCAGCTACTTAGAGAAGAGACCACTGGCGAAGAAGTTGAAATGGAAGACATGGTGTTGAAAAGCATGTCGAACCCTGCCATTCGTCGTCATGAGTTAATGACTCGTTGTCGTGGATGTGAAGATATTGGCAACGAACTTGGCCTACAAGGTTTGTTCTTAACCCTAACAGCACCATCGAAATATCATAATAGCTATAAGAAAGGCGGCTTCATTCCACACTGGAATGGTGCTAGTCCACGTGAAGCACAAACCTATTTAAATAAGGTTTGGCAGCGCATTCGTGCCAAGTTAGGCCGTGATGAAATTCGTTGGTTTGGTATTCGCGTTGCTGAACCACATCATGATGGTACTCCGCACTGGCATTTGCTGATTTGGGTTAAGCCTGAGCATGTGGCCAAGGTGCGTGACGTGTTTATTCGCTATGCGGTTGATGAAGACAAAGAAGAACTTTACCCGTTCTTCGATCGCAACGAAAAACGTGCAGCCAAAAAGCAGTCTATTCAAGGTCCATTCAATTATCAGCCTCGTTGTGACTTTGGGTATATCGACCCAGAAAAAGGCACAGCAACGGGTTACATCGCTAAGTACATTTCTAAAAATATTGACGGCTATGCCATGGGTGAAGAGGTTTCGAAAGAGACCGGGCAATCTGTGCAAGCGATGGCCAAAAACGTCAACGCCTGGAAGAGTCGTTGGGGTATTCGTCAATTCCAATTCTTTGGTGGGGCGCCGGTTACCACTTACCGTGAACTGCGCCGACTAGCTAGCCAAAACAAGAAAGCCTTTATGGAATACGTTTTTAAGCAAGAACGTGAAGAGCTAGCTTCTATTTACCTAATGTCGATGTACCGTTTGGTTGGTCCCTTTAAGCCTGCGCATGTCATGACGAATGCTGAATTAGTGGCTGTGATTGCTGAGAACTATGAGGCGAGGGCTGATACTGACCAAGTGAATGTCGCAGGAACAATGAAAGCGGCCGACCACGGTAACTGGCAAGGCTACATCATGGGGCAGGGTGGGCCATTCGTTAAGCGTGAGGATTTGTTGATCACGAACTCTTATGAAGTGCTGCCGTTTGCTTCTCCGCATGGCGAAGACGTTCGCAAGATAGAAGGCTTTGTTGCTGCAGGTGAGTTGGTTAAGACACGCCTTAAGACCTGGCAGATAGTGACAAAAACTGAAAAGAGCGATGACGCTGAAGCGGGGGCTTTTGATCTTGCTCTTTCTGGAATCTCTGATTCCTCTCGGAGTTCTGTCAATAACTGTACGCTACCGCAGAAAGTACAGGTCAGCGATCAGCTTAAGCGATTATTAGAACCTTATTCAGTAGGTGGTGGATTACCGCCAAACATTGATGGTTCATCTCTAATCGCGCTGCAACAAGGTAGTTCAATTCGAATAGATGATGAAACGAGTATAAGAATCCGCCCTGCGGAGCACCTACCATGTGGTACGGTTCGCCCAGCCCAGCTTGTTGAAGAGTATCAACTCAAGCCAGATTTAAGCTGGTTGGATGAATTCGAGGTAAAACCGCCTGAACCTCTAACCGGAGAAGATGACGATTATGATTATGAACAGCCTAATTTGTCATTCTTTCCAGAAACCGACGAGTGGCCGTTGAGATAAGGTCCAAATTAATTATCAGAGTGATGGGGGATCTCGGTTCATAAAAACACGGTATGAATACTTACAAAATTACTGTATATTTGTACAGTCTTTTGGTTTGGAGTAGAGCTATGTCATTAAAACAACAGGACATATTTTTACATGCGATGGAATTCATTATAGATGCTGTAGCACTCAGCACTGAAGGTGAAAGCAGAGCTGATGTAGGTATTTATTTGATGGGTTTATTGGTTGCAGACCAAAGAGAAGAGTTGAAGCCTGAAAAGTTAGCCGCAATGAAGCAGTTAATTGAAATGGCTGATGGTGGAGATAGCCCGGAATTTAAGCTTTAGAGGATTGATAGCTGTTGTTTTAGTTCTTGGCGCTGATCGGGTGCCAGGGCTTTAACCATTTCAAAAGCTAACTGAGAAGTTGTTTTAGCCGAAGGGCTAAGAGTATGACTGAAGGTTAGGTTCATCACGAAAGAATGGCCGCACTCGGGGTCACTACAACTACAATATAAGTCGCTATAACCCGCTGAAATACGGTTTGATTTTTGTATGCGGGCTTTCTCGCCACACTCGGGGCAAACAACTCTCATATAACACCATAAACCTATCTAAATGATAGGCTTATAGTACTAAATTATGGTGGTGATTTATACAGTTTTAGCCACTTAAACAAACCTTAGGATAGCTTGAAAACAATAGTTATTACCTGCATAGAGAGGGGGTAATCGCGAACTTTTTACCAAAGAATGGCATGTATCCTACTGGAGTTCCGGTACATTCTTGTAGCCCTGCCTCTTTATATTTCGACTCATAAATATAAGGTGTGGCAAGTGTTAATAGAATAGCTAAAGCAGCAAACCCTAAACTAGAAAGCGGCAATCTTGCACTGTACCTATCTTCCCACCGCTCTTCTGTTATCACATAGCATATACCCAAGATGAGCACTATTAGCATCATTACGCCCATAGGAATAACTGCAAGGTCAAATCGAGAATATACCTCAACATCACCAATAGGTTGCCTTAATTCAATGATATTGTTCCATCCCATATAAAATGAAGCGGTTGTCATAATAGCAAAAAGCAGTGTACCTGCAGCTATCTTGTATATTCTTTTGATTTTTTCTAATGCAGGTTTTAGCTTCATAATGGTTTCAAAATTAATTCATTTAGTGATGTTTTTATAAAGTGTCGGATTTCTGCCTCGACTACTTCTTTTCCTGTTTCCAGAGCCCCTTCTACAAGCATTTCGGCAAGATCTAAGAAGCTATCATAGGCGTCTTTTTGTAGCTCTTTCCCTTTCTCAACAGCTTCTTGTTGTGCTTTTTCTAGTAATTCTATCACTTTAGGAGTAATGCCATAGTGGTTATCCAATTCATTTAATACCATTGACGTTAATAATCCTGCAGCTACTACTACTACTAAATGTGCTGCAACGAAAGATGTTAGAGCCATTGCTGTAGCACCAAATGCAGCAGAGACAATCGAAGATATTCCTATTTTAACTAAATCTGTCGCCAGAGAACCGATGAGGTCAGTCAAAAACACTTCATCATTAAGTGCGTAGTCTAATATTCGATATCCAGCAGCGACATAAATAGTTAGAACGGTTCCAGATTTTATAGAGTGGGATAAGCCATACTTGCCAATACCTAGCTGTACAATCTTTGGATTATCGAGTCTGTAGTATGATGCTGTTAAAATACGTCTTAAGCCTGAATGACCAGTTAGTTTGATCATTTCATTGCCAATTTTGTTGAATTCAGTAGCCATTTTCATACCAAAAGTGGCTTTTAATCCAAGTTTTGTTGCCCTTAAACCATGGAGGTTAAATTGAGCAATAACCATTGAAGTTGATACAACATCCTTACCATTGACCCCATAATTAATCATAACTTGACTGCCAGTTGAGGTTGTCATGGACTTCCAAGTATCTTTAGTATCCATCCAACCCCAACTTTGTAGGACTCTAAACGCCTCTTCTAAAGTTAAAAGCATAACTTCAGTGTGACTATTTTGTAATTGCGTCCT